TACCATATCCAATGCGTATTGCTTGGGACTTAGACAGCACTGTCAATACTATGATGTGCCATAAGTTAGTAGCTGATAATTTTACAGCTGTATTCAATGAGCTTTTATCTGAGTATGGATATGATAAGATTAAGGAGTTAGGGATAGACCTATTCGGTGGATGCTTCAACTATAGAAAGATGAGAGGAGGTACAGCTTTATCCATGCACTCATGGGGGATAGCAATAGACTTAGATCCTGCTAGAAATCTACTTAAAGAATCATCGAAAACTGCAAGATTTGCAAGACCTGAGTATCAGAAGATGATAGATATATTCTATAAGCATGGATTTATATCTTTGGGTAAAGAAAAGAATTACGATTGGATGCACTTTGAAATAAAAGAATGATGAGATACTTAGCCATAATCTTACTACTCAGCAGCTGCTCTGCACAATACCATCTTAACAAAGCAATTAAGAAAGGATATACCTGTGAAGAGACAGGAGATACTATCAGAATCACTACACTAGATTCCATCCCTGTTATAATAAATGATACTATAATGTGGGAAAAATTCATCACTACTAAGGATACTATTATCAAGTATAATACAGTCTATGTACCTAAGACTAGACTAGATAAAAAAATAGAATATAGACTAAAAGTAAAAACTATCTACAAAGATCGTATTGTAGAGAAAGCACAGGCTAAAGCTACAAGACCTAGAACTAGAGGCAATCTTAACCTGTTATTTGTAGGGGTAGGCATAGGCTTACTATTATCATATCTCTTTAAATTTGCGAGAGAGAGATATATGTTCTAACTTTATGGTAAGAAAAAGACTGTTTTTTGACATTGAAACTTCATTCAATGTTGGTATATTTTGGAGATCAGGATATAATCTTACAATCAATCCAGGTGATATCATCCACGAAAGAGCTATTATCTGCATCTGCTATAAATGGGAGTCAGAGGATGATGTACACTTTCTAACTTGGGATAAAAAGCAGTCTGATAAGGCAATGATTAAAGCATTCCTCAAAGTTATGGCTCAAGCTGATGAAATTGTGGCTCATAATGGGGATAGATTTGACCTCAAATGGTTACGTACAAGAGCTTTATTGCATGGTCTTGATGTTATCCCCTCACCTAAGACTATAGATACTCTTAAATGGGCTAAAAGATACTTTAATTTTAATTCAAATAAATTAGACTATATAGCTAAGTATTTAGGAGTAGGTCAGAAAATGGATACAGGAGGACTTGACCTGTGGAAAGATATAGTTTTTAAGAAAGATCAGCAGGCTATGGATAAGATGGTGGACTATTGTAAGATGGATGTCACTGTACTAGAAGCTGTATTTAATAAACTTAATTCTTATGCTACTCCATCTACTCATTATGCTGTAATGGATGGAGATGAGAAGTTCTGCTGTCCTGAATGTACTAACTATAATGTAAGGTATAATAAAAAGGTAGTAACTGCAGGAGGCACTATCCATCATTGGATGAGATGTGATGATTGCAAAAAATATTATAAAATAAATAATAAAAGTTATACAGAATTTTTGAAATTCAAATATAAACACTAAATTAGCACTTGTTTCCATGTTAAAAGAGAAAACAGTTGTAAGCTCCCCAGCACGCAGCTGTTTTTTTTTGTCCCATATATTAGCTAGAATTGTGACAGATAGCTATTAATAGCTAATATGTTAGATATGCTTTACATAATAGGCATAATTCCGATTATAACATGATAATCCAAACCAATACTTTAGATTATGTCCCGTTTTTTTCAATAAAAACTGGACTTTTTAAGGCTATAACCTTAATAATAGCAAAGGTTTTAAGATTTTAACCTGTCGGTATTACCGCCAAGTTGGTTGCAGTCGTAATTTGAGACCTCACTATTAAGTAAAAATTACTCTCATTATGTGTTTAAGGGTAGAATTTGCCCCTATTCTTATTTAGAATGAATATAAATTACACTTTTTTATTGCAGTTATAAAACTTTATACTATCTTTGGCGTATAGTTATTAACAATTAAAAACTTTTACACATGGACAAAGAACAAATTATGAAGATTATTTTAGCTGAGGAGGCATCATTGTATGATCAGGCTAAAGAAATGAGAGAGGCTTTTGGTCAGGGCGATGATGCTACTAGAAGAGCTTTGAGTAAATGGTATGCAATTACTAACCTAATAGACAGAATCAATGAAGAGACTAATTAATTACTTTACTCCTGTAGGAGCTGAACAGAAAGCCTGTGCTATAGCTATGCTTATTGTAACATCTGTAACATTATCAATCTTATTTTTATTCACCTTTTTAGAACTTATATTATGAACTTTATAGACCTATACAAAAATGGAAATAATTATATCTCTAATTGGACCACTGACTATGATAGTGATGTATACATAGCAGGTACTATTGAGCCATTTACATACAATGCATCAGAGACTGATGAGGGGAACTTATCCCTGTTTCCTTTAAGTGAAGCAAATCTTAACCTGTTAAAATCTAAGCTATGAATAATAACATGATTACTCTTTTTCAGCAATTAGATTGGTGGCAGAGACAAGATAGAGGTAGCTTTAATTTAGAACTTTACCTGCAGATTTGCAGAGCTAAACTACTCAGAGATGATAAATGAGTTCACACAGCTAGCTATTGAAGTACAAAATGCTATAGCTAATGGTGATTATACTCACCAAAAATACCTACAATTCAGAGAGTGGTACTTTCAGAACTATGATGGCAGTAAGAGAAATGCTGCTAGAGATTTCAAGATGTTTGATTTAATGTATGGCTTAGATGTGCCAATTAAAAATGATAGCAATGAAGAGATATAAAGTAGTATTCAAGACCTTTGACTATTGGAATGGTCCTGTTAAGTTAGTCACCAGGATAGTGGAGGCATATGATGCTGATCATGTAAAGCAGCTCATACAAAAGAATGATGACTTAATAATGCTAATTGAAGAGATATGAATGATAAAATTGTACTAAGTGTTTTAGAAAGTTTTAAGAAACGTTCAGAGATAGGTATTAAAAAATATAATACTACACTTGAAAGAAACGATTTAAGCACATTAGAATGGTTACAACACGCACAGGAGGAGGCAATGGACTTTGTTCTATACCTTGAAAGATTAAAACAAGAATATAAATAAAATAAATAAAACAATGAATCAAAACAAAATGTACAGGTGTATAAAACTTATGGAGTATCTCCAAGAAAAATCAAGAAATATGAATACAATAGCAAAATATCTAAATGTAAGTATGAGAACAGTTTACCGGTACTTAAAACTTTATGAAGCACTTGGATATGAAGTAAAAAAAGATATGTTTAACAAAGTAAAAATAGAGAAAAGATGAAACAAACAGCAGTAGAATGGTTATTAGAAAACTTAAACTCAGAACCATATAGTGAAGAAGAATTTAATTACAACCGTGATTGTTGGGATAAAGCATTAGAAATGGAGAAAGAGCAATTATGTTATTTTTATATAAAAGGAGTAGAAGCAGAAATGAGCAACCCATACATTACAAATATAGAATTTTACAACAAAACCTTTAAATCAAAACAATGACAGAACTAAAATTTTTAAAAGAACAAATCACAAAGTATCAACTAGCTACCAACTCTAGAAATAGATCCTATGTCTATAAGAGATACTATGTAATGTACAGGCTCAACAAGTGTAAGCTCTCACTTAGTGAAATAGGTAGGCTTATGAATAGACATCATGCTACTGTTATACATGGGATAAGAATGCACAGGAGATGGACCAGGATGAAAGATAAAGTTTATCTGCATGAGATAGATCCATTAATACAGTCATCTGATAATCTAGACTATGAAGATAAGTACAAAGTCTCAGCAATAGAGAGGTTCAATTACATAAATGTAAGAATACAGATGCCTTGGGATTACGACAAGGTCAATAAATTTAAAGAATATATGACAGCTAAAGAACTAGCAGAAATAATTTAAGCTCTTCGGAGCTTTTTTTGTGCAATGTCAAAATGGTCTTTACAACTTTGTACAAAAGATTGCACATAAAATATCATTGATTATCAGTAATTTAGATTGATTTGTGCAAAGTTTTGAGAAAAACACCCTATCCTATATATACTATAAGACCAGGATGAAAAAAAAAAAGTAAAAAAAAAGACCAACTTTGCACAAAGCCTTGGTACTGCTAACTTTTGGGTGTGCAAAGTTTGTGCAAAGTTATATGTTGATAAAAAAAGATTGCACATTTTGTAAAGTAATAGTAATTATTATTACATTTGTAGAAATTGAACAGCCAAATGACAAAGACTTTAATCTTAGAGAGTATAAATCCCCCTATCAACTTGGCTGTTCGCTTAGGGGGACTCTCTTTTTTATATATTTTATGAATCTAATAGAGGTAGCTAATGAATTAATAGCAGAGGGATTGAATCCTCTACCACTTTGGAACAGCAAAGCTCCAATGCTTGAGGCAGGACATAAATTTCTCTATGAAACTATTACAGATGTAGATAGTAGGTTCTTAAAAGCTGAGAAGATAGGGATAGCCTGTGGATTAGTTAGTGAGTTTTATTGTATTGACTTTGACTGCCATAATGGTGAGCCTATTAAAGATACATTTGATGACTTTATTACTGTGCCATCCATTAAGATGCTGATTAAAGATGGAATGCTATCCTGTTACACTACAGCAGGTGGTGGTTATCATGTTTACTTTAGATCAAAAGAGAAGTTTAATGGTAGAGTATTTGCTAAATATCCTACAGGAGCTACAATGGTAGAGATGAGAGGGAATGGTCAGTACTGTGCCTGCTATCCATCTACAGGATATACTCATATCGGTGGTGAGGAGTACTTAAAGATGAGCTACTTTGATGATGATATTAATAATGTATTTGATTTAATCACATCTTACAATCAGCATCACACTATTAGCCTACCTCACAAAGATACATCTGATAGAAAATGGGCAGAGACCTGGAAAGATACTACTCCTGATGGTAAATATAACCTAGAGAATGGAGATGAGGCTAAGGAGCTGCTTAAGGGGATAGGGTGGCAGTTCTGCAATAAGAGAAAGGATGGCTCAGAGTATTGGACTAGACCTAACAAAGATATAAAAGATGGATTTTCTGCTACTTTTGGCTTTCAAAATAATATGTTTTATATATTTAGTGAGGATGGAGGAGCTATAAAGCCATTTGAATCTAAACAATCATATTCACCATTTAATATCTATACTTTAGTCAAGCACAATGGAGATTGGAATGCTGCTAAGGAGGCATTAAAAAAGAAGTTTAAGATGGTAGATGATGACTTTTGGTCCACTACTCAGAATGGAGCTTACAATCTTAACAACTTTAAGTTCAAAACATTCTTAGATAACAATGATTTCTTTAAGCATTCCCCTGAGAAAAATGGCACATTTCAGATGATTAAGAAAGAGGGTATATTTTTAAATGAGGTATTTGAGAAAGATATTAAAGACTTTGTATTAGATTACATTACAGATAATGATAAGCCTGAAGGAGTTTATAACTTGATGAGTGGCAATCTTAAGTTTTTTAAGAGAGAATTTTTAGGGATATTGAGTAGTAAGAATGTAAGTCTATTGAAAGATGATAAAGATAGTGCATATCTATTCTATACTAATTGCATAGTAAAAGTAACTAAGGATAAAAAAGAAATCCTATCCTATGCTGATATGGATCTAAGTATATGGAGAGACCAGGTGATCAATAGAGACTTTAAAAAAATAGATCACCACAAGTCAGAATTTAGAACTTTTATATGGAATATAGCAGGTAAAGATAAAAATAAATACAAAGCATTTCAGACAGTAATCGGATACCTACTGCACAGTTATAAAGATAGGAGTAACAACAAAGCAATCATATTTAATGATGAGGCTATCTCTGATGTGCCTAATGGTAGAAGTGGTAAAGGCTTATTTTGGAATGCAATGGGGCATCTTAAGAAAGTGCAGAGCTTAGATGGTAAGACTTTTGACTTTCAAAATAAATTTCCTTATCAGAATGTCTCTACTGATTGTCAGATATTAGTATTTGATGATGTTAAAAAGAAATTCAACTTTGAGAATTTATTTAGTGTTATTACTGAGGGTATTACTATTGAATACAAAGGCAAAGATTCTATTAAACTAGATGTAACATCATCCCCTAAGATTATTATAACTACTAACTATACTATCTCAGGTAATAGTGCATCTTTTAATGCTAGAAAGTATGAGGTGGAGATGGCTAATACATTCAATGATAAATTTACTCCTGTAGATCTATTTGGTCATGAGCTGTTTAATGATTGGGATGAGGACCAATGGGCTAGCTTTGATAATTACTGCCAGGAATGTATACAGATATATCTTAATGTAGGATTAATTGAGATGCCTACTATAAATCTAAACTTTAGAAAGATACTAGATGATATTAGTAGTGAGATGTACTATTTCTTTGAGGATCTAAAAGAGGATACTTACTACTCAGTGAAAGAGCAGCTGTACGATTCATTCTGCAATGCCTTCCCTGATAAAAAGAACTACATAACACAAAACAGTATAACAATTAACTTTAAAAAGTTCTGCGAATACAAAGGATATATCTGCTCTACCAATAGGAATGGAGGCAGTACTAGATTATCATTTGTACAGGAGGTAAAAGAGCTAGATATATGGGATGAGTTAACAATTAAAGCAATGAATGTATAAACAATTTAAAACAAACAATTATGAAAAATGCAATGACAACTAGAAAAATAACTAAGGAATTTATATCAGCAAATTTTTTAGAGACAACAGTAGAACACAATGGATGTCATGGAGGTGATGCAGGGCATGGAGGTTTTGTAAAAATAACTTTTGAAAATATATCATCTACTATGATGCTAGTTAATGGTAAAAGATGTGAAAAATTTAGTTTTGAATTTCAAGGATCAACTGAAAGACAAACATTTGTAGAGTCATTACAATTTATATTAGATGAGTTAAAAAGTGATGTAACATATTAATCAATGAACAAAGAAAACAAAACACTTTTAAAAGCCTTAGAGATTAACTACCTCACACTTAAGCACCCCACCATGCCATACATTACAGCATCTGATTGGAATGATAACTCTGCCAATGCTCTGACTAAATGTATAATCCACTTTCTAACCTACTCAGGCTTTCAAGCTGAGAGGATTAATACAATGGGTGTGTATAGGGAGGGTAAGAAGATACAGGTGGGAGAGAATACTAGACAGCTGAAAGGCAAATATACTCCTAGCACAGGTACAAAAGGCTCAGCTGATATATCTGCCACCATTAGAGGCAGGTCAGTTAAGATTGAGGTGAAATATGGTAAGGATAAGCAGTCAGAGGCGCAGCACAGGTATCAGCAAAGCATAGAGCAGGCAGGGGGTACATACTATATTGCAAGAAATTTTGATGATTTTATAGAATTTTATTATGATTTTCTTGCAGTTATAAAATAATTGATTATCTTTACTGAAATTTAAATCTATATTATGGAAACAAAAACAAAAGCTGTAGTATCAGCACCTGTACTAACTCTGCATCAGAAGCTCCACAAGGCTAAGCAGTCAATCGGCAAAGTAGCTAAAAACGCTACCAATCCCCACTTTAAAAAGTCATACTCTGACATCAATGCTATCATTGAGGCAGTAGAGCCTATTCTATTAGAGAATGGTCTACTATTATTACAGCCTATTCAAGGCAATTCAGTATGTACTCAGATAATCTGTATAGATTCTAATGAGTTAATTGAGTCATGTATGGAGCTACCTGCTGGACTTAATCCCCAGCAAATGGGATCATGTTTGACCTATTACCGTAGGTACACATTGGTCAGTCTTTGTTCGCTTCAATCTGTTGATGACGATGCAAACATGGCTAGTGTACCTGTTAAGGCAACTAAGCCTGCAATCACTACTCAGAGATTTGAGGAGGCATTACTAGCTATTCAAAATGGTAAGTATACAATCCCTCAGCTTAAGGAGGCATTTGAGCTAACTGATTTGCAAACTAAGGCATTACTACTGCTATGAAATGGCATCCATCTTCACTAGGAAAACTAATGACAGCATCTCGGACAAAATCTGAGGTGCTATCTGAAACTACTAAGAGCTATATTAGAGCAGTAGCTAAGCAGGATTTCTATGGTTATAATGTAGAGCTGAATAATAAGTATATTAATAAAGGTAAGATGCAGGAGAATGACTCTATTGCTCTATTCAACACTGTACACTTTACTAACTACTCTAAGAACACTGAGAGACTGAATAACGAATGGCTCACAGGAGAGGCTGATATAGTACTAGATGACCAAATCATAGACATTAAGACATCTTGGTCATTAGAGACATTTCCTGCTACCTTAGAAGAGGGTATAAATAAGGATTATGAGTGGCAGTTGAGAGCTTACCTTATGTTATATGATAAGAACTATGCTACTTTATGCTATTGCATGGTCTCTACAGATCCATCACTACTCAATGAGTGGGATAACTTATCGCTTCATCAGGTAGATCATATAGAGCCATCTAAAAGAATCACTACTCTACTATTCACTAGAGACCTGGAGCTTGAGGAGGAGATTAAGGTGAGACTGCATCATTGCACTGAGTACTATGTTAAGTATATTAATCAATTAAATAATAAATAAGATGGGAGAAATAGTATTAGGTTTAGTAATTATTGGATTACTTTTACCTATCGCAATATTAATATGGAAAATGTTAATTGATGAATTTAAAGGTAAATAAGATGACACCACAAGAGAAAGCAGATGAGTTATTTTGGAAATATAGACCAATAATAGCAGGAAAACAATTTGTAACAGGTTTGGTATTAATGTCAGAAGCAAAAGAATTAACAAAACAATGTGCATTAATAGCAGTTGATGAATTATTGCTTTTAATTACTTATCAACCTACTATAGATTATTGGAACGAAGTCAAACAAGAAATAGAGAAGCTATGAAAGAGAAAACACTAGCAATGATCCTAGCACTAGTAGTCTATGGATTGATAATTATCGGAGTATATAATTTAATAAAAACAATAACATGAATGATTACAAAGTAAAAGGACTTATCAAAGTGATAGGTGATACCGTACAGGTGACTGAGAAATTCTCTAAGAGAGAGGTAGTAATAACCGTAGAGGATGGCAAATTCCCTCAACACATCAGCTTGCAAGCTACAGGAGAGAGAACATACATACTAGATAGCTGTAAAGTAGGTGATGAAGTGGAAGCATCATTCAATCTTAGAGGTAGAGAGTGGCAAGACAAACACTTTAACTCCCTAGAGCTATGGAAGATTGAAGTATTAGCTCCTGCAACAGCTCCTGCTCATGTACCTGATAATCCTGCTGATGATCTCCCTTTCTAAGGGGCAGAGCATAAAGGACTTTATGATTGAAGAGACGAAGTCTAAGCTCACCCAAAGATACAAGCTCAGTCATTACGCTGAGGATATAGGAGTCTCTTACTGCTCCATTTGGAGATTCACTAATGGTAAAGCTGTGAATGAGCAGTTTTATATTAAATGGTGGAAAAATTATCTTAATAAACAATAACTTTATGGCAGTCATACGACTGCCTTTGTTATTTTTGGCAAATGACAATACTAACATACATTGCAATATCATGGTTTCTAGTAAACTTTGAGCCATTACAACTACTGATTGATTCAATCTATAGCAAATTCAAGCCTAGCATTCTAGCAATGTATCTGCATTCATCTGCTACCTGTATTAAATGCGTATCTTTTTGGCTAACATTAATTTGTACCTGGTCTTTTGTTCAGGCAACTATTGTGGCTCTATTGTCGTTTATACTACAGGAATGTTTACAGAAGCTGAGCAAGTAATAATACAACAGGTGTTCAGTCTGCCTGAGAAAGAACAATCCTATAAGGTTCACTTATTAAAACTCAAAGCTATTAAAGATAGGCTAGTTAGTTATGAGAAAGAATGCTTTTGTGGTGGAGTAAGGAGAAAGATATGGCTTAAGGATTTCAAGCAATGGTATGAGACCTATACTTGATAACTACATAGCAGCTCACTACAAAGAGATAAGGAAATATACTAACTATTTTCTAGTTAGAATGAAATCTACTATATCTGCTGATGCTGTAATAAATAACTCTTTTTTATATTTGTGTAATATAGATATAGAGGTAACTGATGTAGGTAAGGTCAAAGCATATCTACTCAATACTATTAAGATGCAGATACTTTGGTCAACATCACTAACTAATAGACAAGAGAGGGTAACAGCTACTGATATTTCTATGCCTATAGCTATAGATGATGATACTGATCTATACGATAAGATTAGAGAAGATATGCAGTATCAGGATAACATGGCAGTGATAGAGACATATAGAGGGAGGATAACAGATAGGATTAAGCTGATAGTATTTCAGACTTATTTTGACAAAGGATACAGTACAGCTAGAGCAATGGCAGAATACTTTAAGATTCCTGTAACATCAGCTCATTATTGGATACAAGAGATAAAAACCGATTTAAAAAACTTAAGAGATGAAAATTAAAGATGAGTACATTGGAGCTAAGATCTCCCACAAAGGTAACAGAATTACACTAGATGCTAATAGATTTGATTACTTTGTATCTATAGGTCTAGGCTATATGTTTGAAGAGCCAACAGTATCTGAGCCTAAGGTAGTGAAGTATAAAGCAGTCAAAGGACCTATTCCTGAGCCTGAAGTAATTGAGGAGGATGGCACAGAAACAGAATAGTATATCATTTGCTAGAAAGCCTAAGGTAAAGAGACCAGGTGTTCATGCTAAGAGTAAAAGCTCTAAGCTGAAATCAAGTAAGAATTATAAGAAAATTTATACACGACAAGGGTAATGGCAGGTAGACCAAGAACATTAGAATCCCCTGAGCAAATGATGGAGATTTGGGGCATATATAAAAAGAAAGTTAAAGACAATCCTAGACATTCTTATAGCTTATCTAATAAGACAGGAGAGATAGTAGCTATACCTTTAGAAGTACCTTTGACATTAGATGGTTTTGAGGTATGGGCTTTCAAAGAGTATGGTGATATTCATAACTATTTTGATAATGCTGGAGATAGATATTCAGATTATAAGGTTGTCTGTACGCATATAAGAAAAGAGATCCGTCAAGACCAAATTAATGGTGGCATGGTTGGTCAATACAATCCATCCATTACTCAGAGACTAAACAACCTAACTGAGAAATCAGACATCACTACCAATGGTAAGGACATCTCTGAAATCAAAGTGAACATCATCACTAGTGCAAAGGATTGAAATGATGTGCCAAGCTGTGGAGGCTTACATCTATTCTAAGAAAGGAGTACCTGTAAAGATAAACAGGATAGCGATTATCAGTGATGCTAGGCAGATGGAGATGCTAGCCTATGCTTATGCTTATGCCAATGGAGATAGATAGTACAGTTATATTTCAAAAGAACTATGCAGCTCTTACAAATCCTGCACTAAGATTCATCATCAATGAGGGAGGGAGTAGAAGCTCTAAGACCTATTCTCTTTGTCAGATGCTAATAGTCTACTGCTATCAGAATAAGAATAAGGTAGTGTCTATCATTCGTAAGACATTCCCTGCCCTTAGAGCTACAGTCATGCGAGACTTTCTAGAGATCATGAAGAGCATGGAGATCTATGAGATAAGCAATCATAACAAGTCAGAGCATATCTACTCATTCCCTAATGGATCTATAGTGGAGTTCTTTTCAGTAGATGATGAGCAGAAGATAAGGGGTAGAAAGAGAGATGTTGCATGGTGTAATGAGGCTAATGAGTTATTCTATGATGACTTTACTCAGCTGAACATGAGAACAGAAGACAAGCTAATCTTTGACTACAATCCCTCTGAGTCATCCTCCTGGCTCTATGACCTACCTACTGAGGAAAGCATACTGATTAAATCTACCTACCGAGATAATCCATTCCTACCTGATAGCATTAAGAAGCAGATAGAGGACTTGAAGAGAACTGATGAGGCAATGTATCAGATATATGCTTTAGGTGAGAAAGCTATCTCTAAGAGTAACATCTATTCTAATTGGACATTCATGGCTCACAGACCAACTAAGTTCGTTAAGTATGTTTATGGCTTAGACTTTGGATATAATCACCCTACAGCTCTAGTCAGAGTCTACTACTGTGATAATGATATCTTCATTGAGAAGATTATCTATGAGAGCTACCTCACCACTACTCAGCTGATAGAGAAGATGGATGCATTGAATGTAGATAAGAATATAGAGATTATGGCTGACTACTCAAGACCTGAGATAATTGCCGAGATGAATACTGCAGGGTATGATGTACACAATGCTAACAAGGTAGTAAAGAAAGGTATAGATAACATTAAGACCTTCGGAGTATTTTGTCAGGAGGATAAGCAGATAATGAAAGAGTATGAGAACTATAAGTGGAAGAAGATAGGTGACCAAATCATGGATGAACCTGTCAAGCTATATGATGATGCCATGGATGCGATCAGGTACGCCACCACTTACATAAGACAAGAATATTACACTGATGATTCATACTATGCGTTCTAAACAAAAAGCTATCTTAATGTAATATAGTTATGAGTAATGATATACTTAGAGACATTGCTGCAGCATATTCAGTAGGAGCTTATCCTCCATTGAATGAATCTTACATTTTTGCTATAGCCAATCATTACGGAATAGATGTCGCTAGCTCTAAAAATTTAATAGGAGACATCCTATCAGTAGTAGGTGGAGATCCTGGTACATCAGATGATCACCTTATGAATATAGTCTTAGAACTAGGAGGCACAGTAACAATCAATGCTAATTGGATAGAGGCATGGCTATTGGTAGCAGGAGGAGGTCCTCCAGCAACTGATAACAGAGTAACTGAGATTAGTGACCAAAGAATAACAGAAGATAACAATAACAGAGTAATACAATAAATTATGGCAGATAAAAAGATTAGTCAATTAACAGCAAAAGGTACACCTATAGCAGCTACTGACTTAGTAGAAATATCAGAGAGTAATGGAGCAGGTGGCTATGTGACAAAGTCAGTTACAGGTGCAAACATACTAGCATCAAAGCAGGATACTTTAGTAAGTGGCACAAACATTAAGACCATTAACGGAAGCTCTGTTCTAGGCAGTGGTAACTTAGTAGTGACTCCAGGTGTTGCATCACTTACAGCGACATCACCTGTAGTAGCTACAGGAACTAGTACTCCTGATATTAGCTTAGCTTCAGGTTATGGAGATACTCAGAATCCTTATGCCTCAAAAACTGCTAATCATATTCTTGCAGCACCTAATGGTACGGCAGGAGTACCAACATTCAGAGCTATTGTAGCATCTGATATCCCTACTTTGAATCAAAATACTACAGGCAATGCTGCAAGTGTTACAACCAATGCTAATCTTATAGGTCCTGTTACAAGTGTAGGCAATACAACAAATATAGCTAATGGAGCTATCTCTAATGCAATGCTAGCTAATGGAGCTGTAGCGAATCTATCAGGCACTAATACAGGAGACAATGCTACCAACAATCAATATAGTAGCTTAGTTAGTAATGCAACTCATACAGGAGATGCTGAGGGGAATGTAGGCTTAACTGTTAAGGGTATCAATGGCACTATATTATCTAATCTTAATACAGGGATATTAAAAAACACAACAGGCACAGGTGTACCTAGTATCGCTGTAGCTGCTGATTTCCCTATACTCAATCAAAATACTACAGGAACTGCAGGCTCTACTGCTACATTAGCAACTGCGAGAACTATATCCATGAATGGTGATGTAGCATATACATCCCCTGCATTTGATGGCTCTGCAAATGTTTTAGGCACAGCTACATTAGCTTCGATAGGTATTGCAGGGACTTACACTAAGGTCACTACAGATGCTAAAGGTAGAGTAACAGTAGGAGCTAATTTAACTGCAGGAGATGTACCTACTTTGAATCAGAATACTACAGGCACAGCAGATAATGTTACAGGTATTGTAGCAGTAGCGAATGGTGGTACAGGCACAGCAACACCTAGTTTAGTAGCAGGAACTAATGTAACTATTACAGGGACATTCCCTAATCAGACTATTAACTCTTCAGGTGGTGGAGGAGGAGGTACAGAGATAGGTGCACAAATTGGAGGTGGAATAGTAATAGCAGTATTTAATGATGCTGGAGTTAATAAAGCTCTTATTGCAAGTTTGACAAATTTATCTACAAGTGTACCTTGGACAATACCTGCATTTCAAAGTACTTTAATAGGTGCTACAGCTCAAAGTGTTTATGATGGTCTTAGTAATACAAATGCAATAATAGCACAAACAGGTCTGCCTGCTACTACACTTTATGCAGCAGGAATAGCAAGACTTTTTGCAGGAGGTGGTTTTAGTGATTGGTATCTACCTTCAGTTTGGGAGTTATATATGTGTTATAATTCAGCAGCTATTATCAATAAAATCTTAGGGGCAACAAATGGTTTTGTTAATGTTAACTATTGGAGTTCCACTGAGTTTTCTGCAACTAATGGTACAACCCGAAGTTTTGTAACTGCATCACAAACTAGTTTTGCTAAATCTTCGGGTGCAATTTATACTCGAGCTGTAAGAATACACACAATCTAAATAAATAAAGATGAAAGTACAAATAGGATATTATAACGAACAAGGAACTTATATAGAAGAGCTTGTAGATGTTATTGAAAGAACAACAGAAGAATTAATACAAGAGAAAGAAGCTCAGCTCCTAGCCTTGTATGAAGAGTTGAAATCTTTAAGAGGAGAATAGATGCCTGCTACTACAATCATAGCACAGCCTGCTGTAATGATGCCTGCTTATAATCCTATTAAGTATATCATAGATAATACTTATAAGAATGAGCCTGGCTTCAGATACATCTTTACTATTAATGAATACTTTGTAGCTGAGCCTGTAGCTCAATATAAGACTCTACCTGTATTCGGTACAGGGTATGGCGAGCAGGATGTAAGTAAGCTGATGCAGTCTTTGGTGACATGGAAGTTTTCAGCAGGTCAAGTCAATGAGTCATGGTTTCTATATGATATAAAACTTGGATTTGAATATACTGCTAATATTCAATATACTAACTCACTTACACAAAGTACAGGAGGAGATATAGTGATACATTACAATGCTCATGGATTTGTGCTAGGTGATCAGATTAGTATTACTCAGGCATTAGGAGGGATAGCTGCTAATCCTACAGTAGAGGGATTGCATACGGTGATATTTGCTAGTGCTAATCTATTTGTTATTAATGCTAGATGGGATACTGTTACTGATGCTACTATCAATGGTACTGTTACCTATGCAGATTTAAGAAAGTATCAGCTAATAGATGATGTGGTTCTATCAAATCAAGAGGTATTCAATGGAGCATACAGCTTAGGTATCTATGCTCAAGGCTCATTCCCTTACATTAATTATTATACCACACAAAATCCTAGTAATGCTTTAACATCATTGGTTGGTAATACTCAAGCTAGTGCAGCATCTATTGTTACAGGTCAATTATATATTTTAATGGTTAGGACATATGCTGTAGATACTTATGATGTGGCTTATTATGATTGGAATGATAATGAATTAATACCAGCTACTGCAGTAGGATTTGCTGATGATGGATTATATAATTTTGTAGTAACTACAAATGTACCATATCATACTCCTATTACTCAGAATTTTCGTGTAGAAATAAAAGGAGATAATTCTGTAATTAACTACTACTTTAAGTATGACAATAGATGTACTATAAATGATGATTTATTATACTACTTAGATAGAATGGGATCATGGCAATCCTTTGCATTCCAACTTAAGACCTATGAGAAAGGGCAGATAACTAGAGAGATGTATAATCAGCACGTAGATGGTCAGGTAGTAGATGGTGAATGGGTGTATGATAATTTTGCTATAGGCAACAGAACATTGAACACTAATGTATCTAATACCTTAGACTTGAATACTAATTGGATGGACCAATATGATGCTGATAGATTCCAAGAGCTACTGACATCCCCTCAAGTGTTCTACTATAATGGTACAGAAACAAGAGCTTGCACTATAGAGGCTACATCTTTTGAGAACTTTAGACAGCGAAATAAGAATCTAATTAAGCAATCAGTAACTATTAAGCTAGCACTTAATACTCCTATCAATGGTTAGGATACAACTTAGCACAGGCTACCTAGATGTTAAAGAGGGTACATCATTCCCTCTTAACTTTAGCATAGGGGATATTAGAGATATATCTAAGAGAACAGGTAACTTTAGTAAGACCATTACTTTAGTAGGCAATAGTAACAATAATAACCTGTTGAATCACTACTATGATGTAAACATTCAAGCTGGCACTTTTAATATTAATCAGCTCACTAGCTGTGATGTTATTCAGGATGGAATACCTGTAATGACTAATGCAACTCTTCAGCTTATTAACATTAAGAAGTCACAGCTCACATCAGCCTATGAGCAGATGGTGGAGTATGAGGTACTGATTAAGGAGGATAGAGGGACATTCTTTACTGACATCTCTAATAAGTATCTCAATGATATAGATTTCTCAGACTTAGACCACTATGTAGATGCTGATGTAGTGATTAGTACTTTTGACTATTCAGTAACAGATGGCTACAAATATGTGATGCCATACAACATAGACAATCAGTATCAGTTTAATTGGTTCAAGCCTGCTATTTATGCTAAAAATTACTTTGATAGAATCTTCGCTACAGCAGGATATAGTTACACCTGGGATGGATTAGTGGCTGCTAAGTTTGATAAGCTACTGATACCATACAATGGTGATCAGAATATAGTGGATTGGAGTGATTATAAAGTAGTGGCAGAGAATAGTGGATGGAGTGATACTATAACTCAGCCTCTTTATAATTGGTATGCAGGAACACAAATACCAGGCTATGCTGATATCACTACAGGATGGACTGAGATATCAGATCCTGCAGTATTAT